GGGATGAGGCTGGCAACGTGACGGTGAAGAGGTCTAGCGATATACCAGAGCACGCGCTGCATGCGATCAAGTCAATCAAGGTCAACAGCAAGAAGGACTCTGATGGCAATGTGTACTCCACGCTGGACATTGAGCTCTACGACAAGGTGGGTGTGCTGCGTCTGCTGGCCAAGGCAAGTGGACTGCTTGACAACCCGGACGACGGCAGCGAGAAGCCGTCTGTGATTGATATCAATGTTGTTGCTCCAAGGGGGGAAGCATGACAGACGATTTAGGAATAGTCAGAATGGCTACGCTTGCTGATATTCCATATGTAATTTCTTTATCCAAAAAAGAAAATCATAGTCTTGGATTTATTCCAAAAATGGCATATGAATCCGCTGTCACTGGAATAAAAACAGGAGATAGGTGGAGCAATGTTTGTAACGACAAATTATTTGTAATTGAATGCAATAAAGATTTGGTCGGTTTTTGCATAGCCAGTTTTGGCATACCAAATGCAATAAGTAAAAAAGGCAAAATTGCACAAATATGCTTGCAAACGGATGCAAGAAAGTTTTTGCGCGGTAGAAAGCTATTGGACGAAGTTGTTAATTACGGCAAAACCCAAGGCACATTTGCATTCAGTGCAGGCTGTGCCAATGATTTGGAATCAAACTTATTTTGGCGATCAATGGGTTGGGTCAATATAGCTTCACGATTTGGCATAAGCCACAAAAACACATGGAAACAAACAAGCAAGCGAGTAATCAACATCTATCGTTACGATCTTTCAGATTTTTTATTGTTACTGGATTGAAATGAACTTGAAGATGAATGCCAGAGGTGAAGCATGAGCCGTACCAAAGAGATGTCCGACAAGACCGTGCCGATGGCTGGCTTGAACCTAGACTTCAGCGAGTCGCCGGTGATCTACGACTTCATCCAGTCCAAGAACTTTGTGCAAGGGATCATGGGGCCGGTGGGGTCGGGCAAGAGCTATGGCTGTGCAGCCAAGATCTTCATCAAGGCTGTGCAACAAAAGCCAAGCCCGATTGACAACGTCAGGTACAGCAGGTGGGCGATTGTCAGGAACAGCTACCCCATGCTCAAGACCACCACCATCAAGACTTGGCTTGACCTGTTCCCAGAAGGCACCTTTGGGCCTATGTTGTGGACACCGCCCATTACCCATCACATCCGCTTGCCTGCCCGTGAGGGCGCAGCTGGCATTGACTGCGAGGTGATATTCCTTGCCCTTGATCAACCCAAAGATGTCAGGAAGCTGCTGTCTTTGGAGCTGACAGGCGCTTGGGTTAATGAGGCGCGTGAGCTGCCCAAGGCTGTCATTGATGGCTTGACCCACCGGGTTGGCCGGTATCCGACAAAGCGCGATGGTGGAGCAACATGGCACGGCATCTGGATGGACACCAACCCCATGGATGATGACCATTGGTGGCACAGGATGGCTGAAAAGGAGAAGATGACTGGTGCCTATGCATGGAAGTTCTTCAAGCAGCCCGGCGGTGTGGTGCCCGTGGACGTTGAGAACCTGCCAGACATGCCAGAGGCCAACGATCACATCTTTGCGTCTGGCAAGTGGTGGAAGGTCAACCCCAAGGCTGAGAACATCCACAACCTGCCGCCCGGCTACTACCAGCAAATGCTGCTTGGCAAGAACTTGGACTGGATCCGCTGCTATGCCGGTGGGGAATACACCTATGTGCAGGAAGGACGGCCTGTTTGGCCAGAGTATGAGGACTCAACCATGTCGGGTGAGACTGAAATTGAGCCTAATGTGCCTATACAGGTCGGGCTTGACTTCGGATTGACCCCAGCGGCCACCATTGGACAGCGTTTGCCCAACGGCAGGTGGCTGATCCACCAAGAAATCGTGACTTTTGACATGGGTCTGGAGCGCTTTGGCCACCAACTGCTGGCTGAACTGAATCAGCGCTACCCCAACCACCAAGTAATGATCTGGGGCGACCCAGCAGGCATGGCCAGAGATGCGATATATGAGGTCACAGCCTTTGATTACCTCAAAACCTTGGGGCTGCGAGCACAACCTACCGCCAGCAACGACTTTAAGGTGCGCCGCGAGGCCTCTGCCGCCCCCATGCAGCGCCTGATCACCGGCAAGCCGGGGCTTATTGTCAACCGCGATTGCAAACTGCTACGCAAAGCGCTTGCAGGTGGATATCACTTCAAGCGTGTGGCGGTTGGCGCTGGCCAAGAGCGCTTTCGGGACGCGCCAAACAAGAACGAGCACTCTCACATTGGCGACTCCTTTGGCTACCTGATGCTGGGCGGCGGTGAGTACAACCGCATGACCCGCACCCACCAGCTCGGTGGCCGACCCATGGGCCAGTCCAGCGCCAGCACCGACTTCGATGTGTTTGCATGAGCTATATATCGCCACGATATACAGTAATTGCCCCTTGTACAAAGTTCAATAGAATCTGTTGGTATGAGTACAGCCATCATTGAAATGCCAAAATCAAATCTGCCTGCACCAGTGGCGCGGCAGAAGATCATGGCCATTCAAAAGGCTTGTCAAGCGCTGCCAGATGGTGAGCGCATGGATGAATCCCCACCCCTCAAGCACTGGCTGGCACCCGGCCTCTATGCGCGTGAGATCCACCTGCCCGCTGGCACCGTGGTGGTCGGCAAGATCCATCGCCATCGCCACTTCAACATCATCAGCCAAGGCAGCATCACCTGCTACACCGAGTTTGGGCTGGAGACACACACAGCGCCAGCGTCATTTATCTCCGAGCCGGGCACCAAGCGAGTGGTGCATACCCATGAGGATGCAATCTGGACAACAATCCACCCCAACCCGACCGATGAGACAGACATCAAGACACTGGAAGACATGTTCACCGCGCTGGAATACGCCGAGCTGGGCATGGAGGTTTATGAACACAAGGAGTTAATTGAATGACATATTTTATCTCTGGTGCCATCATCTTAAGCACCGCATACAACGCAGACCAAGCGCGTAAGTCACGAAAACAGGCTGAATCAGACCAGCGCACTATGCTGGCGCAGCAGTCCTCTGACCAAGCAGCCATGCGACTTGAGCTTGGAAGACAAACCGCTGAGTATGCCAAGCAAGGCGCATCCCTTGAGCAGCAAGCCAACACCGCCCGCGAGCAGTTTGCGACATCGCAGCAAAACTACCAGACCAACAAGCTGGAGATGGAGAGCAAAGCAAAAGAGGTGCAGGCCGCAGCCGACGAAGAGCGCCGCAAGGCAGCAGCTGCCGAAGCATCTGCGCTCAGAGCTCGCACCCGTGGTGGCCGTAGATCCCTGCTCTCAGGTGAGCGCATGGATGCAGAGCTGGGTATTGGTATGGATCTCGGCAGCGCAGGCATGAGGATCCAGTAATGGCCACACTGCCCCAATTCAAACAACGCCAGATCGCCCGGCGCAGCACATCCGACATTGACCGGCTGGCCAAGCAGTACAAAGCCAACATTGATGCGCTGACCGGTGAGTACCAGACAGCATTCACTGGCTACCAAGCCGGTGTGGCTGAGCAGATGAAGCCGTTTGAGACTCAGATGGCCACATACAAAGAGTCGCTGCTGCCAACCTATGAAACACAAAAGTCTGCCTACCAAAAAAAGCTTGATGACTACAACGTATTGCTTGCAGACTTAGAAAAAAACCCAGTGACTGAGGCAACAGGGGTCAAAGTAACCAAGGAGCCAAGGTGGGGTTTGTGGGGTCTGGCTGGATATACAACAAAGCGTGAAAACTTTACCTACTACGTCCCAAAGCCTATACCGACGTTCACCGAAAAAGCGCCCGCGCTGCCAACCGCGCCAACCGCGCCAGACATAGAGAAGTTTGACGAAGGTGAGTTCGGTGCAAAGCGCACAGCAGCCGAGAGCACATTTAAACGAGAGGTGGGCGAGCGCCGCGCCGCAAGGCTTGGTGCCGTTTCCCGCAAGATGAGTAGACCAATGTTAAGAGGAGCTGAATAATGCCCGGACACTATGACGATAAATCAAGCAAGATGAAAGACAAGGTCGCCAAGACCATGCGCGAATACAAGGCTGGCCAGCTGAAAAGCTCAAGTGGCGACAAAGTCACAAGCCAAAAGCAAGCCGTGGCCATTGCCATGTCTAAAGCTGGCAAGGAAAAGAAGTGAAAGAGGTCTGGGACAAGCCTCGGCCCAAAGATCTTGGCAAGCCAAAGGAAATGTCATCAGCCGAGAAGCGC